TGTTGGAAAGAGCCGTTGGGCTTCGTCTATCACAACCAGCGAGCCGTAAGGCAAAAAGTCCTGAAACGGCTGTTCTTTGATTTGTTCGTCGGTCAGTTCGTTGTGTTCTATTTTTAAATCGGGTATGCCGTTCGTAAAAAGCGGCCTTTCACGTTTCACGCCTTCGCTATCAGTGTAATGTGTGTAGCTTTCGTCCTGCATAAGCAGGGCAATGATGGATGAGGTTTTGCCCGAACCGGGGACGCCTGTTTGTAATATCAGCACTTTAATTCCCTTCTTTTAAAGTTTTGTACGTTCGTTATTTTTTGGCTACGGCGGTGAGTTTGGAGGCGGCGGCCAGAGTGGCACGGAATGCGAATGCGCCAAAGATGATACCGACAGCGTGACCGAAGCCACCCATAATCATGAGGGCGTAAGCATCGGCAGGTATGCCGCTGACACTGTTTTGTATGTAGCCTTTGAGGTTGTCCAATGCGATTGATACGCCCGTATAGGTGACGAAAGAGAGGCCTAGGGCGGCAAGAATGGAGGTGCCGAACCATTTAAGCAGAACTTGGAGTTTGCCGAGCAGGAATTTCATGTTTGGGTTTCCTTTGTTCAACGTTGAAAAAATGAAATCAGTCTTGTTTTTCGTCGAAGACAATAATAAAGAGAAAAATCATCGCGATAATAATTAAACCGCCATATATTGGTATTCTTCCTAGACTGTCCCTTACATAATCTCCGAATTTATGTAATGTAGGTAATCCAACCTTGCGATCAACGAAGGCTATGATTTGGGCAATCAGAATGAAGATTGGAGACCATTTAAGCAGGCGTTTAAATCTATCAAGCAGGAATTTCATATTTGGTTTCCCTTCAGGTTTTGGCCGTCGTTCCCGTAGGGCCGCCCGAGGAAAGTCCGGCGGTGCAGGTTTCAGCCAGCGTCCCCGGAGGAGCAGGCGGAGAAAGTCAGGCGGTGCAGGTTTTGGCCGTCGTTCCCGGAGAGCTGCCCGGGGAAAGTCAGGCGATGCAGGTTTTGGCCGTCGTTCCCGGAGAGCTGCCCGGGGAAAGTCAGGCGATGCAGGTTTTGGCCGTCGTTCCCGGAGAGCTGCCCGGGGAAAGTCAGGCGGTTCAGGTTTTGGCCGTCGTTCCCGGAGAGCTGCCCGGGGAAAGTCAGGCGATGCAGGTTTTGGCCGTCGTTCCCGGAGAGCTGCCCGGGGAAATTCAGGCGATGCAGGTTTTGGCCGTCGTTCCCGGAGAGCTGCCCGGGGAAAGTCAGGCGGTTCAGGTTTTGGCCGTCGTTCCCGGAGAGCTGCCCGGGGAAAGTCCGGCGGTGCAGGTTTCAGCCAGCGTCCCCGGAGGAGCAGGCGGAGAAAGTCAGGCGGTGCAGGTTTTGGCCGTCGTTCCCGGAGAGCTGCCCGGGAGAATTCAGGCGATGCAGGTTTCAGCCAACATTTGCCGAGATTACCGGGTAGTGTTTAAAAAAGTTAAAACCTTTCAGGTTTCAACTTTTTTAAACACTACCCTACCGTTCTTTTGCGGGGACTAGCCCCCGCACCCCCAGTCTCACTTGCGACGCCGCGCGGGCAGGGGTCGCCGCTTCGCTTTGACACCCAGCCCACGGGCTGGAGTGTTGGGTCAGCTACAAGGCATCAAGGGGGTGTTCGTAAAGATTGTTCCGCTGCGCTACTCAATCTTTACAAAGCTTCCCCCTTGACACCTTTCCGCTTCCCCCGAAAGTCAGGCGGTGCAGGGTTTGGCCGTCATTCCCGGAGAGCTGCCCGGGGAAAGTCAGGCGGTTCAGGTTTTGGCCGTCGTCCCCGGAGAGCTGCCCGGGGAAAGTCAGGCGGTTCAGGTTTTGGCCGTCGTCCCCGGAGAGCTGCCCGGGAAAAGTCAGGCGATGCAGGTTTTGGCCGTCGTTCCCGGAGAGCTGCCCGGGGAAAGTCAGGCGATGCAGGTTTTGGCCGTCGTTCCCGGAGAGCTGCCCGGGGAAAGTCAGGCGGTGCAGGTTTTGGCCGTCGTTCCCGGAGAGCTGCCCGGGGAAAGTCAGGCGGTGCAGGTTTAAACCAACGTCCCCGGAGGAGCAGGCGGCCTGCCGGAAGATTCCGGCGGCCGCCCGAATCAATCCTTCTTGCCGCCGAAGACGATAAATCCCGCCGAAATCGTGGCCAGTATGATAATGATGTACTTAATTTTTTCAGCAAATCCGCAAACTTGGTCGTATTTGAATTCGTAGGTTTGCCCGACAACCTGGAATTGACGGGGCTGCGGACAAACAGCCGTAGTCTGTAAAAAATAATCGGGCTGCCAAGTGGTACCGTTGTCGGAATGAGGCAGTTCAAAGCCTTTGTCGTTTACGTCTATATCGCCAAGTTTGGCGCATGCGAGGCTGTCGCTGCCTTCCGGGCAGTTTTCGCCCTTCTGGCCGCTTTGACCGCCGCCCGCTGTATTTCCGCCGCCTTGTCCGTCTTTGCCGACACTTTTGCCGTTATTGGGGTCGTTATTCGCGGCAGGTTTGGAATCAGCCTCTTTATCCGGCCTGCTCATTACGCGAACATTGGAATTATTGTTTGTAATGGATATTCCGCCCGTGGGATTTGATGCGTTGCCGCCCGGACTTGAATTTGACCAGTCGGAAGGTGCATTAACGGTTATCACATCCTGTTTTGTCTCCCCGTTGCCGTCGCGATAAGGCTCTCCGACAATGGACAATGTGCCCCCGGTGTTAATATCGCCCTGGATGGGTTGAATTTCTTTCCTGATCTCTTTACCCAATTCACCTTTATCGTTTATGTAATCGTTAGGATGTTGCTTGAAATCCTTTAGGGCGAACTGCTCAATATCAACAATAGTCATCGAATAGGGCTGTTTCCGCTTTTGTTTGTTTATAGCAATACCATGATTGCCGCCATATTGATTGATGCATCCTGCGTTGTATGCATCGCCGTTTTTGTCCCTCAATACATATTTAGAAATGCACTGCCATTCTTTAGAGTTTTTACTTTTGTAAAAATTTTCGGTGGCTTCCTGGGCAAATGCTATGGCTTCTGCTTCGGTCGAAAAATCTTTTGTTTCTCGCGCGGTACAATCACCGATGCAATCAACTAAATTATTTTCGACCCGGTAAAAATATTCCCCGGCGGGCTTTTTATATTCTCCGTTTTCGTCTTTTTTGAAACCGTCTTTTTCGGCTTCTGAACAGATGCCTTTGGGAAGACCAACATATTCACCAAGTTTTAAAATGCATATATGTGCAGCCGTTACACCCAATGCAGAACGACAAGTTAGATTGGTAACACATTTAACTACAACTCTAGGTACAACATTTTCTAAAATAATTCCGCCGACCCTAACCACGCCCGCCCAAATCACAGGCCAAAACACGCGGCGTATATGCCGCTGGTTCAAATGTGCTTCGGTATAAACAAGCTTGTAAAAGCCGTAGCCGTTTCGACCGTTTGATTTTGCATAGTGCAAATCTTCATAGTATTTTCTTGCAGCCGCCATATCGTAAGCGTGGAAATCGTTGCTATGTCGGGTTTTGAAATCCATCTTTTGATAAAAGAGGGTTGTCGCACCGCCTTTTGATGCGTCATAACGCCAATTCCTGTTTAAAAACACTTCCGGGTCAATGTTGAAAACGAGTTTGCCTTCTTCGGCGAAAATATAGTTCCCGCCCGTTAGCTGGATGATGTTTTCTGCTTTGGCCAAGGGGAGCAGTAATAAAAGGGAAACGGCAAATAGGAAAAGCTTCTTCATTTGAATAAAACCCACATGACTATTAAAGGAACGGACAAACCGATAAAAAACCAAACATCCATCATCTTTAGCCCCGTTATCTGTTAAACCATCTATGGATGCGCTTGATGCCCCACATGGACAAGGACACGCCGAAAAGTGCCCAGCCTATCATCAAGCCGTCTTGGAAATTTTGGCTGGGATCGCATTCCGGCAACGACGCGGTTACTTGCAAACCCTCAAACTGCCAACCCAACGGCGTGTATTGCATTTGATATATTTTCCCGTCATGGATGTTCGGCGGTACTTGACTGAAATAGGCATTTTCCGCGCTTTGTTTGGTTGCGTGGCAGATATGGCCGACCTGATAACCCATGACTACCGCCTTTTATTCAAACCCGACCGATAATAGGCCGAACCGGAGTTATAAAAATCCAAACGCGCGCGAAATAATTTGGCACGCTTCATTCTGTTAATCCTCGCCCTTTTTATGCTGATGACCTTTAAAAATACCCGCATGGAAAAAAGTACGACATATAAGCCGATAACCAGCCAACCAACGACGCCGACATCAGTCAACAGTGATGAAAACGTATCTTTTATTGTTTGCAGAATCATTTTTTATCCTTTAAACCAAGCTAAAAATAAAAGGGCGGAAACCGCCCCTTTTCATCAGCGGAAGAATCGCATCAGGATCATTACGCCGAAAATTGCCACCGATACGCCGAGAATCAAACCTGCTACCGTTACAGCGTCTGTTTTGGCCGTAGCAATATCATCTTTGACAGTTTGGGGCACTTCAGCCCAAACTTGAGTTGCAAAAGCCAACGGAGCGGCACCCATAACGGCAATCTGCTTGCCATATTTTTTCATGATATTCATGATTTTTTTCCTTTTTTGTTTTCCCGCTTTCGGAGGCAGGCGGGAGAGCCTGAAAATTTTGCGGGCTGTGAAGGGATTGATCAGACCGCCCGCCGAGCCTGAAACCGTTTAATTTTTGACTTCCGAACGTTCAAAAAAGCTGAAAATCGCGAACTGTTCGCCTATTTCATCTATGCCCGCATCCATGGCGTCTTCCTGATAATCAAACTTTCCCGCCTGTTTGATATAAGGCGTTTGCGTTATTCCGCCTGCGGGATCAGGGCATAAGAATTCGCCGCTTTCCAAATCCTGAACGATGAAACGTTGTTTGAATTCATACATTTTTCATCCTTTATTTCTCTTTCGGATTCGGCACTACCTGAAACCGAACATCTTTCACTACGGCGGTTTCCTTACCGCTGGAATTGGTGGTGCGGCCGATTAACAGCTCCATTTCCATTGGAAATTTAAGGTTTTTAAACATCTCGAAATTAGAGCTGTCGCCGAAACGTAATTTGGCCAAACCGACCCCTACGGCATTTCCTGATTCGGCATTGAAAGGCGTCGCCCTAAAAATCGTGCAGGTATCGATCTGATTGCCTTCAATCTCGCCTTTAAATTTGGTTACACCCATAATGATGGCTGTTTCGTACTGTTGTTGATTTAATTTATCAAAGTTCATTTGGTATATCCTTTAAGTCTACTGGTTGGTTAAAACTGGTATCTTCTAAAATTCCGTATTCGTCGGATTGATGACCTTGGCCGATTTGGTGCATGTATTTCACGGTTACACCGTTATAGCTGTACTCTTGGGGATTTAAGCCTTTAGGGTATTTGCCGTCATCCGCCCTTAATCTTTCGCAAATCTGATCGGGCTTTATGCCGATATCAAGCATGAAATTCATCATGCGGCCTACCTGCTGCCTGGCATGGCGTTCCAATTTGTCAAAATTGATATTGACCATCCTTTTAGCGGTTTCGACACGTTCGGCCTTGTTCTGAAAAAGCGTTTCCCCTATGGGGTATGCCCCCGTCAGGTATTGGCCGGGTTTAATCAGCATATCGAGCGGTAAGACGGAATCAGCCTTTCTGAATTCGACTTCAAAACGCACCCAAGGACTATCGGAATCGCCCAACTGGCGGCCTTTTTCGTAAATCCTGCAATACTTGGCCGAACCCCGCGAGCCGATGAAAAGCGTCATACCGCTAAAATCCTGTTTGTGCCACGATGAGCCACGGGTATCTTTTTTCGGCCTGCGATTGCCGTTATCGAAAAGGCCGTTTTCGTGGTCGTCATAAGCCTGATTAGGCGTGTACTCGCCGTTCAGAAAATCGCAGGCCAAATCAATGCGGGTAATGCGGGGACGGTCTGCATGTTCGAGAAAATGGTAAAGGGAGACTTCCCATCCCTGTTTTGCCGCCATACATCCGACACCTTTTAAGTCAATCAATACGGTATCGTTTTGTCCGCCGACGTGGATTTGCCCATAGTTCGCGTTGTCAGGTCCCAACTGGTAATAGCCGTCATAGAAAAATTTGCCCTTACCCGGCAATTTGCACAAAACGCCGAAACCGAAAATCTGATCAACAACAAGGCTTAAATATTCGATTATCTGGTTATCGCCAATAATTTCATTCGGAAACCAGCTGTAAACCGTTTCAATTCCGAAGGTAAAGGTTAGGTAGTCAATCATCGCGCTGTCGGATTTACCCTTGCGTAGCGGGACTTCCAAAATGCGGCCTTTTGTATCGGTCAGCCAATGGGAGAAATACTCGATGTTTTGGAATTGAGACCAGTCAATTTGATAGGGAGCTATCAGGGCCTCGGTTTTCCTATCCCCCCCTGTTAGACGAGGGGGGGCACCGTCCGCCGCGTCTGCGCCGCCCGCCCGAGGCGGGCTGTCGCATGCCGCGTCGGACGGCATCCACACTCTGTCTTTCTGATGGCGGAAACGCTTTTGCAAAAACGCCAAGCCTTCGGATGCTTCCGCTTCCGCTTCGGCACGTTTTTGTTCTTCGATCTCGCGTTCATAGTCGAGCAGGTCTAGCCTTTGCTTGCGTGTGAGCTTAGTCATTTCGCCTGCTCCACCAAGTCGGGCTTGAATTTGAGTTCGGTCAGGTTGTAATAAGGGATGTTTAACGCGGCGGCATGAAATTTGCCTGTGATGAATATTTGTTCGTCTGAAATGTTCGGAGCGGTCGAAAGCGCGGTATATCGGCTTTTGTCCAGATGGATGAAGATTACGAGTTCGGCTTTTTGTTGGTTAAGCCATTGGAATGTGATGCAAGGATATTTTAACTTTTCCAT